TGTGTCACAAGGTTGGGGTTGGCACCACCAAGATTTAACACGCCGCTCAAGGCATTTAGACCATTGTTGATTGCTCCGCCACCTGTGGTAAGATAGGTATTGCCTGCGGCTCCGCCTGACACATTGACAAAACTGCTGATACCGTGAACTCTTGATCCAGCTGCTGTGATGTTGCCATCTAAACTGGCTGCGGCCCAGGTGGTCAATGCTCCACTGACCACTGCGGCATTGTTCTTGGTCCAACTATCCATTATGGCCACACGCGGACCACGCAATACATTGCTGGGATCCCAGGCTAGGATTGAAGTGTTGCCTGCCACGCCCGAACCTATCAGCACACGGCCACCTGCGGCTGCGGTAGTTGTTGACACATCTGGCACAAACACCACATCAGTAGCTATGTTCTTGCCTGACACCACAATGTTGCCTGTGGCTGAAGCAGTGGCATTGGCAGTGCCTATGATGGTTTGTTGGTCAGATGATATGTTGCCTGTGGTGTTAATATTGCCAGCAGTGATATTACCTGTTGTGACAATGGTGTTAGACCCAAACCCGTTGCCTAAGAAGTTGGCCACATTGGCATTGCCATAAGTGCCAGCAGCAGATGTTAGAATGTTTACGCCATTGGCATAGTTGATGGCACTAGTATTGCCTGGCAAGGTCAGGTTGCCGTTGGCATTGTTGAATATCCAGCCATCATTGGCCACCGATGGGCTGTACAATTGAATTATGCCATTGGCACCGTCAGCAACCACCAAAGCATTGCCAATAGTATTGCCAGTGTTGTAACTGCCCATGTACAAAGGATTTCCAGCAAAACTAACAAGTGTGCTGCCGCCCAGCAAGGTTGTGCCTTGAATATTTAGATTACTTGCTAGATCAATGTTTCCTGCGCTGCTGATTTTTCCGCTAGAGATAACATTGCCACTTGTGACGTTGCCTGTGGTTGAAATTGTGTTTGAACCAAACGCAGCCAGCAAAGACGACACGTTTGAGTTACCGTAACTGCCGCCAGGCAAATTGGTAATCAAACTGCCATCACCAATAAAGTATCCTGCTGTGATATTTCCGCTTGTGGATATGGGATTGGTTGCAAAAGCTGCTAGATTGGCTGCCACATTGGCATTGCCATATGTGGCAGGCAGCCCCGTAAGTTGTGATCCATTGCCTAGAAAGAATCCACCTGACACATTGGCTGTTGTGGTTATGTTACCTGTGCTGGAAATAGTGTTTGAGCCAAATGCTGCCATGAGTGATGTGACATTGGCATTTGAATACGTGGCTGGCAATCCTGTGAGTTGTGATCCGTTGCCTAGAATGAATCCACCTGACACATTGGCTGTAGTTGTGATGTTGCCTGTTGAACTGATTGTATTTGATCCCAGAGCAGCCAACAATGTTGTGACATTGGCATTGCCGTATGTGGCAGGCAAGCCAGTGAGTTGTGAACCATTACCTAAAAAGTAATTGGCCTGCACATTGCCTGTGACACTTAACAAATTGGTTGAGTCGTTGAATGTGAAATCAGCACTGGCACCTGCATTGCCGTTGTTGTTGAACAGAACTTGTGTGTTTGATCCAGGCACTGTTAGGTTGCCTGTGATGTTGCCAGCAAAGTTACCTACAAAATATCCATCAGTGACCACGTTGCCAGTGGCAGAAATTGTTGTGGCAGTGACTGCTCCACCCACTAGATTGCCAGTAACTGTGCCAGCTGTGACATTGCCGGCTGTGACATTGCCAGACACACTGAGTGAGCTGCCAGTAATGGCGCCAGTGGCAGTGATGTTGCCCACTGTGTTGGCACCATCTGTGCCCACACTCAGCAGGCTCACAACATTGGCATTGCCATAGGCTCCTTGCGGCACCACTGATCCTGCACCAGAGTACAGTGTGGTAAAGTTTTTACTTGAAGTTGTTGACATCTCGGCGTGTCCTTATTTGATGTTGTATTGGCGATACTGGCGCGGTTGCCATACTGATGTAAAGCGTGTGTGGCCGCCTGACCACTTGCCTTTGTTGTTTTGATCTTCCACTTGATTCCAAGCATTGTCAAATTTGGCGCCGTATACCGCAGCATCTTCTGGATTGTGGCGTTTGATGTAGTATTCACGCAAGGTAGCATACACATAGCCTTCTGGCCATGTCTGCAACACAGCGTTTGATTGTATGGTCTGGTCAGCCAGCGAAATATTGGTTATGGTGCCTGCAACAGGAGTAGTTCCGCCTGTGGCTATGAATGTGATACTAGTATTGCTCACCACAGTGTCCACTGTGTACACACCTGCACCACCCAATGATCCTGTGCCGTTGGTGGCAGTGATGATGTCGCCTGGAGCAAGTCCTGTTGTGGTGCTCATGCCTGTGATGGTGGCTTGCCAAGGTGAGCCGGCGCCCACAATTGAACCCACTGTGCCTGTGGTTGAAATCAGTTCATCATTAACAGGTGAGAACAACAAGGGCCAGGCCTTGTAGTAATACAAGTTGATTAGATCGCCTTGAGCAATGTAAGGCAAGAAGTGATACTTGTCAGCCACTTCTGAGAACTTGCCACGAATCACAGCAGGCACGTTCACAGGTGAAAGATATAGTTGAGCAATCATGCCCTGTGTGATGATGTCTCTGTCACCAATACGGTCATACACAATCCATGGACCTGTTTGGCTTGATTGTTGCCCGCCTGGATTGCCTTGTTTGAAAAACAAGATGGGCTTGTTCATGTCATCGGGAATGGGAATGTAACCTTCAGAATCAGCCACGCCAATGTTTTCGGCAGCATAGGGATCAGAGCGTAGTGCAGGTAACTCAACGTTACGCATTGATAGTTCTGCTAGAAAGATACACTGCTTGACTTCAGCGTCATTGGTTGAACCAGTAAAGTCCTTGATATAAGATACCAGCGCATCGCCTGTGGGGATTACAAACATGTTTTAAATTCCTTTGAAAAAGCGTTTTTCGCCTGCTCGTGTGGGATAAGGCACATCAACAGGTATAGGCAGCTTTCCGCCTGGATAGCACACGTACTGATTGTACTCGCGTTCTACTACCCGGTAGAATTGTGCTTTTAAATTACGATCATGTTTGATGGCTGCCCAAGGCATGCCACCAAAATACTGATCACTGATACGGATGCTCACAACATTGGGCAAGTCCATCCATTTGTAGGTGAGTTTGCCGTCATCGCCAATGGGTGCAAGTGGATCATTGTGTCCGGCTTCCACTGCTTTGCGATAGGCCTGACAGCGTCGTGCCACTGCTTCAGCATTCTTTTGTTCACGACGGATGTAGAACTTGCCATCTTCACGACCTGTGGTGGTTATGATGTTTTGACTGCCACTCAAACTGGTGCGTTTCCAGTCGCCTTTCATGGCATTGTATAGTTTGTCGTTTTTCAGCAGCACATCTGCTATGCCATTGTGGTTGGTGACTGTGCCACCGTGGTCTTGACGCCAGTAGTCGTAATTTCGTTCAGGATCAGTGTCGCTGAGGTATTCGGGTTTGTTTAGATCATCACTCATGCAAGTATTTAGTGTGACCCTGAAATACCAGGGCTAGTCATGACAAAAGGGCCTGAGCCCTTTTGTTGATTGATTTGCTCGCTAGGAGTAGAATCAATAGCTGTCGCCAGCACCTGTGTTCACACGCTGAACAAATGTGCTTGTTCGTGCGCCTGATACAGCAGCGCCTGTTGCGGAGATGTTGTGTAGAACTCCGACGCCCGCAGGGTTCCTACAAATCAAGGTTCCTTCAAGAAGAAATTGATCCAGACTGGCGTCGGCGTTGCTAAAAACTTCATTATTAGGTCCTAGGTCACGCAAGGAGCCCCACTGTAGAACATCTTCGTTCATGAAGTAGATCTGATCGCTTACACCTGCTTGGTCCATGATCCAGGAATCATAGATTTCGTATGTGTAGTTGAAGTCGCCTTCATAAGTCTGGATTGTGTCACCACGCTCAACGTTACGACGGTTGATGCTGGTGTTGGAGTTCACAATGTTGTCAGAGATCATGGTGCGCAGGCTGGTTGGAACAACCATGGTGCGGATCTTGGCATTGTAACGCTGTTCAGCAGTTGTTACCAATTGCTTGTACAACACAGGCTGGAACAATTGGTTGGTAAATGTTCCTGTGTAGAACTCAGTACCATTGGCGCTGATGTTCAAGTTACCAACGTTGGCAGTGCTAGAGTCAGAACTGGCGTTGTTGGTGTTTGTGGTGATGTTGGCTGTGCCACTATTGCTTGGGTTGAAACTGTGCGTTCCTGCGAAACTATTCAATGAACCCATACGACGACCGCCTGTTTGGGCAGTTGTTGGATTGGTAATAGCAGTACCAGATTGACCTGAATACTGTGTGCCGATTTGGTCAGCACGAACCAACTGCATTTCAACGTCGAACATGAGTTCGATCAGCTGCTTGACTTCTTGGTATGCTTGTGGGTCACCACCAGCCTGCATCACAGCACGAGCTGTTCCTGAAGCTGCAATAGTTGTCTGGAAGATCTGTGTGTAGTTGCCCAGGTTGTAACGCTGATTTGATTCTGCGTTTGATGTAGATACAGCAGCACCTTCGTCCACGGCTTGAGCAGCAGGCAGTCGATAGATGTCATCTGTCCACAAAGGCAATGTTGAATTGACCTTGCGTTTTTTGCTCATACACATGTTGAGCACTGGTGTGTCGTCTTTTCATTTGTATTCGCGAAAAAATCGTTAGTTTCTTCACCGCCTTATCAGCTGCTGTATATTTCTATACAGATTAGACTATCTCACAATCCTTTACAGGATCCTTTGCACTTCGGAGCACTTGCCCCTACGACCTCGCGGTCTAGTCGTTACACCTTCCAACTTAGTTGGCTTGGCACGGTATTGTCTTCAACTTTACTTGCTAAGAGTTTCACCGTTTTCACAAAGTTATTCAATACACATTACTGTGTAAGGGCGCTCAAGAGTTAACGCGGTTGGATACGTCTAGATCCAGATCCTTGACAACGATGTCACTGCCGTATGCTGTAGTACCGTTACCAATTTGACTTGTTGTAATTTCTGCCATTTTATTCTCCTTGAATGTTGGCTATTATCTTCTGCCGCCGCGTATTTGTTGTAAACGCTGCACCAGTAAGTTGTCTCCGGCTTTTTTATCGCCGGCTTTGGCTTGTTCACGAAGTTTGCTCATGCCATCTTCAGTTGATCGGTTTGTGGATGATCCTTTGCGGCTGGTCAATGCTGCCATTGAACTGCCTGCTGATTTTGTGACAGGCTTGCCACGGTATTTTAAACCATCGCGCACCAAGGCCATCAAACTCTCATCTGAACTGATCAAATCAATATTGGCAATGCCAGGAATAATCTCGCTATGTGCCTGTGGCCAAATCTTAGCAACCTTGTCACGCAGTTCGTTGTAGACATATTCGTTTCTCAACTCCTTGTCCTGGAACCCTTTGCGTGCGGCTTCTAATCTTTCGCTCACTTGATTTCTACGAACTTGTCTGAATTGATCCACTGCTGGTTTCAATTCACCAATAACACTTTGCTGTTGACGAATGTATTGTTCATTCTGTCTCATGCTGGCTTCAATTCTGGCACGTTGTCCAGGATCTTGCGTTTTAGCAAGTTGTTGTTGGAACGTGGTTTGGTAACCTTGCGTTTTAACAATCTCATCGTAGGCACCTTGCAAGCGTGGCTCTACAGTAAACTCCATAGCCAGTGTTAGTCCTTCTTGTTGTGCTCGCTGGGCTTGAAGATATTCATCAAACTCGGCTCGCTCAACCTTTAACTGGCGTGCATCTTCGTGTATTGCTCCACCTTGACCTAGAATGGCAGCGGCTCGTTTGGCATCAATCACAACTTCTTTACCATTGCGGGTAAATTTGAATTTGGCATTGGGATTAGTCTCTGCAAATTCAATAAAGTCAATAAGATCATCTGCTGAACTATTTGAGTTGTCTGGGCTTACCTCTTCAGGGGCATCAGCGTTCAAATCGTCGCTTGCGTATTCTGTATCTTCAGTATCAGCAACTTCTGGCTCTACACTCTCGTGGGCCACAGGCTCGGAAGATTCCTCTTCTACTCCTGTTGCAGTCTGCTCGGTTGCACGAATTAGGTTACGCTCAGTATGCTCTCGCATGGCGGCCATCTTTTGTGCAATTGAGTCCAGGCTAGGGACTGCTGGGTTGTCATTGGCCGTAGTCACTGGGTCAGGACTATTAGGCGTGATCATGGTTGTCATTAAATTTCCTTGTTTCAAATCGGGCCCTGGGGTTACCGTTGTAAAGATATTTAGTCACAATGACAAAAAGTCATGATTATTGATTTTGGGTGTTTTCCCACTCTATAATTCTATTGCGCATCATCACTGCACGTTTCAGACTGGCTATGAATGCGTCCATGCCTGTGAGTTGATTGGCCACTGCTACTCTTCTAGCATTGTCGTCCGCTGAATGGCCCAGGATGGTGATTAGGCCATCCGCGAGATCAAACTTGAAGTGGTGCACAAAGAGAGCCAGTTCACGGTTCTTTAACAGTGCTTCTGCGTCACTTCCATACTTCTTGGCTTGATCCCTTTGTGCAGGTGTAAATTTCTTGTAGTTGTTTAGATCCACTGTCATGCGTGTGTTAAACGCCTCTACCACATCATCTTGTATCATATCTGTTCCTTAAAAATCTTTAACTGTAAACTTTGGGGTCTCCGGCTGCCATGCTCATGAAGTCCAGTTGCGACTCTGCGTCCTCGCCTGCAACTTCTGCTTGTATTTGCTTGGCACGGGTGTCGTTTAGGTTGGCCTGGCTTAGGTCTTTCTTGTCTGCTGCACTTGGTTCACGTGTTTTGGCAGCTTGTTCAGCTTGATCAATCATGGTCTTGACTTCCGCATCACTTGGCAAGTAGGTATCGCAGTCTTTCACACCCAGTTGATACAGTATGTCTTCAAACGGCTTCTTGACCTTCTTGAATATGTCCGGAGTTAGTGTGCCGGATTGAACCATGCCTTGTACTGTGTTGTACAGATCCTGCTGACACTTCTGAATAATCTGTGTGCGGGCCAGAGCATTCTCTTCTGACATCATGCCCAGCGCCAATTCAATGTGCACCTGTTTGCGATCACAAAAGTTCATGTCGTCAAAGGCTTGATAGTCCAGGTAAATGGGCAGTTTGTCTGGGTGTGAACTGGCAGCCAGTTTCTTTACACCGTAATCGTCGCCATACTGGATTAGAGTGCGCCAGGTCAGCCACAGGGCTTCTCTCAAGCCTTCAGCACAGTTGCGAACTGTGTTGTCTTGTATGATTTGGTTGGGCGTAAGAGCCATTTGTAGTTTGATACCGGAGTTGCCAGGTGCCATGACTTCGGGATTGAACACGTCTTGTGGTGTGGTCATGCCAATCATGCTCATGGTGTCCTGCTGAATACGGTTCATGGCCACTTCCAAGAACTGCAGGTTGCCACTTGGTGGTGGCACAGCATACACGTCTGTGGCAGGATTGAATTTGGAGTCCAAGATAAAGATGGCAGCTTCGCCATCCTGTAGCATTTCAAAGTCCAGTCTGTCGGGTTTAACACCCAATCTTGGCGTTGCTGTCAAGAGGCCCAACTGGATCTCGGCTCTGGCGGCCGATGTTGCGTATTCCTGCATGGGAATAACTGACTCAGCAATGCTCATGCCATAGAAGTTGCCTGGTAGTGGCTTGGGACACATGTTGGCCACAGGAATAAACTCCACTTCACGTGCGGAGATGATGTATGAACCACTATAGATCAGTTCAACTAGTTCTAATTCACCGTCACCGTCAATGTCATAACGGTTCCAAACTGTGACAATACTTACTTGGCGACTGTCTGGATCTGCTGATGCCGCTGACGATACAGGAATACCCATAACTGGCACTGAGTCTCTGGCGTGAATGGCCAAGTTGTTCAACACTGAACCAGCTTGATAGGCACCATTCATGTTGTATTCAGCGTGTGTTCTAAATTCTTCCAGGTTGATATCTGGATACAGTTCAATGGCTTCTTGAATACTCATGGGATCATAGTAGCCACAGAAAGGTTGTTCACGCATTTCTGGCACAGTGGGATCACAGATCCAGTAGTGCTGTGCAATTGGGTGAAATTTGATGTTGATTGAATAGCCTGTGAGCTTGTATTTGGCTGAGTAGATGGTGTTTCTACTAATGGCATCGTCCAGCAATTGTGTCTGGTCATCCACAACTGTGGCCACAGCAGCCGCACCGTTGGCAGCAATGTCTTCTGGCGTGACATCATCATCTAGTTCCTGCAAGCCATCAATGCGACTCTGCATCACTGACTTGAATTGTGTGTCTCGTTGTTCGGCAAGACCTTGACCCATTTCAGCTGCCACAGCTTCTAGGTCCACTGTGAGTCTACGACGACTCTGACGCAAGGCAGTGAGTCCTGATTCCGCTGCTTGTTGTTCAAACGCCCGCAGTTGATCACTTGTGCCTTCTGTTGTGACATAACGCACAATCTGTTCACGTATGGGCTTGATCATCATCATGCCATTTTTGTGCATGGCAGCATCCATCACCCAGCGTTCCATGATAAAGTGCGGGTCATTCATTTGGTTCACAACCTTGCTAACCATCTCAGTGGCTTGACGTGCGGCTGCTTCGTCCTCTTCTGAATCTGGCACAAACTCAAAATTGATTTCACCGTTGGGCACCAGGCCCTTGGTGATCACAGCAGTGGCATAGTCCACAGCAGGTTTTACACTCGGGTGAATATAATCTATGCCGTTTACGGGTGCAGTTGAGTCTGTTACAGCCAACACCAGGTAGTGGTAGTCACTGGCACGGTTCACTGCGTTCTTGGTGCCTAGGTAGCGTAGATATGAAGCCATCTTCACATCCATCTGATTTTTCATGCGCACAAAGTTGGCGTTTTGGCGACGGTTCTGGTTGATCTTTTCAACAGGTATATTTTTTATGTCAAGCATTGGGCTTTATCCTCAGGATACATTATTTAGTGGTACCACCAAATCCCTGGGTTTAGTGTGTGATTATGATTTCAGGTGCTGGATCAGGATCTGCTGCTAGACAAGCACGACACTCCTGACCAAAGTCTTCAATCTCCAATGGCTCTATGCGTAGCCGCACGCCATTGCCATCTGCAAGGTCTATCAAGGCCAGGGCGTGTCGATGGCACAGCAACATTAGGCGTTGACCCATGTAGATTCTTGAGTGTGCAATACCGTCGTCTTCAGGTTCTGTCATACTGATTCCTTTCTAGGGCGTCCACGTGGCTTACCTGTGTACACAGGTTTAGGTGCGTTGACATCAGGTTCAGGTACCAGTTCCATCTCGTCAAAGAACTCATCAACATCTGCCTCTGAGTTGGGATCCTTGCGGTGTCGCCGGCACCATTGTATGTGAATGCGTTCGCGTTCTTCAAGTGGTAGGAATTTGTACACTGACCAAGTGGGTAGTTTTGTTGTCATCATGTGTCCGGTGAGTAAGAGCGTTTCCACGCAGGCTTGGCGGATTCATCTCTACGCACATATCTATCTCGTTGTGCTGCCATGCGTTGTTGTGGTGTTCTATTGTCCCAGGGTTCTGCCAAACCATTGAGACAACCCAGTATAGCATATCTTGCTGAATCAATACAGTCATCTGGGTCTGAGAATCTGCCCTGACTGTCCACATAGTAGTTGCGTGCTTCGTTTAGAAACTCTACACAATTCTCGTTTACCATGAGGCTGCCCACTTCCAGCATCTGTCGCATCTGGTTGATGCCATAGCTCTTGTGATTGGTCACACGGCCTTCAGAGTCAGGTGGATTCATAATGGCCCGGCCATACACATTGAGTTCATATGATTCAAACAGTTCTCTTATGCTGGAACTGCTCATGGTGTATCTGCCAGCAGTGCTTGCGTCAGCAGGTAGCACAATAGGAGTGCCAAACACTTCAGGACGAAGTAAATGATTGATATACTGTGTGGGCACTGCTTCTTCAATGCCCTGCACCAGGATCTGTTTGTGTAGATATGCTGTTCGTTCATAAGGATCCCAATACATTAGGGAGATAACAGTCTTGTCGTTGACCAGGCCCAAGTCCAAAGCAATGATACGATGTATGTTGGGCAGGTTGCGGAAGTCAATCTCACTGGGCTTGTAGGTGGGCCATTCACGAACCTGAAACACAGCACCTTTGCCCTGAATGGGCTTGCCTTGCATGCGTGCTTCACGCTCGTGTGGGAGATAGTCACGCTCCAATTGATCTCTTGTGCTCTGTAACAGGAATGGTTCACCCCAGGGATCATATTCAGGCACGTCATCCCAGGCCACACGCACATAGTCATAACCCTCTTCACGATTCCAAAATTTTGATACCAAGCCGTTGAGTCCTTTGAGTGGCGTAAATGAGCACATGACCATACCTTGTGTGGTGGCAGTACGTGTGACTATCTCTGAAAAGAAGTCATCTGGTGGTTGCTCGTCAAACACTGCAAGGTTCAGTTTAAAACCCTGCAGCTGACGCACTTCCTGTGTGTAGTTGGCAAACAACAGGTAGCTCTTTGATCCTGACACATGGCGTATCTCTACACCAATACAGTTGGCACCATCTCCGCGCATGGTATCAACCACAATGGCATCTCTTGGTATGGCTCCTGTGCCTAGTTGATCACGCAGTTTCACATCAGGTGTGCCCAACAGCTCTTGTTGTAGCACTAGAGCAACCTGACTCCAGCCTTCACCTGCCACCATCACTGTAATGGGCTTGTCAAACCTGTGTCCAGTCCACCACGCAGGATACTGTCCTGTGAGATGGTAGGCAGTTTCATAACAGGTGCTTACGGTCTTACCAATACGATTGGCAGCAAGTATGCCTCTGCGATCTGTGGTGGTGCGAAAGAATTTCTTCTGATGTTCAAACGGACGAAAGTATTTGAGTCCATTGTAGCGCATGTCATCAGCCACAGCAATTGTCAGGTCCTGTAGATGTGCCTGAACATCTGCTGTGAGCGTGGGCCAGGCTTGATGTGGGATTGAGTTTGAATCCATGACCCAGCGCAGGGCTCTACGCATTAGGATAACAGGATCAAGCATTATTCTACATCAGGTAGTCGCCAGTCTCTACGCACTTCATTTAGATTTTTCAGTGCGTGTGATAGGGCAAATATTTCATCTGCAGAGGCTGGCCATGTGTCTGGTTGGTCCATTACAAAGGTCGGGGGCTTGGTTAGACATGCTTGTAGTCGTTCCGAGATCAAGCGCATGTGGTGTTCAATCTGATTGGGAAAACGCTGTGTAAACGCTTCACGGTTCACAGCATTGACCTTTTGTAGGATCTTGGTGTCGTCCGCACGTCGTGATTCCACTGCGTTGTGAATGATACCATCTCTCACTTGAGGAGTAGGTTGTGTCATTATGATTCCAGGTCCCAGGGATTGATAGCGGCCTTGTGGTCCAGGCTGATGAAGTCTCTGTCCACATAACGCACCCATTGATTGGTTGTGTTGTAACGGAAGGTCTGCATCATGGCACGTAGTCGTCGACCAATGGGAGTGAGTGTGCCATCACTACGCTGCACAATCTGTTCACCTGTTCTAGGATCTACCCAGCGAATGATCTCGGGACGTACCTTGCCCCACTTGTCAATCTTTTCACCGTAGGGTCGTGGTTCAATAGGACCAATCACTTCATAGGTGATCATGCCATTCTTGTACTTCTTGAATGTGCAGTGCATCTTGCGACCTTGAGAGTGATACTCCGCATCAGAGTGTGGCACAAACGCAGTGAAGAATTCATTCTGTAGGTCTGCACGGCCGGGGATTGACGGATCACGTGATGGCAAGGTCTTCATGGGCTCTTCCGGCACAAGGTCAGTCTTGTCCAGGTAAGGATTGTCCTTGCCAATGAACTTTTGGTCAACATTCACACCATTCAAGGTGTCCATGGCTATTTGGTATTTGAGTTTGTTGGCACGACCTTTGAGGTTCAGCACAATGCCTGTTTCATCATACACAAAGCGTTCCAAGTCCTTGGCAGTGGGGAAGTCTGTCATGAGACCTTCTAGATCGAATTCACGATCCATGGGTGCTGGCTCTGCTGGCTTCTTGAGTTTTGTGGGTCGGACTTCTGGTTCAACTGGTGTCACAGTGTCTGCTGCGTCATCCCAGATGTTTTCTTTGTCGTTGGCGATGGGTTTTTTGTTCATGTCTTTTCCTTGTCTCGAACATAAACTTGAACACACCCTTGTGTGTTCAAGTGGGGGTTAATCAATAACCGGAACTGGCGCCTAAGGCACCCTTGCGAGCGGCTGCAGACTTCTGTTGACGAGCAGCGTTGCCTTTTGTGGGGCCACGACCAACATTGACCTTGGGCTTGAGTGGCTCCACTGCTGGATCTCTTACTGATCGCATGAGTTCGCCTCTGCGTGCCACTGCGTCTGTTACCATGTTGGCCAGTGCTGATTTCTCTGAACCAGACTTTGACTTCTCGCTCATGAAGTCAGCACGTTTGCTTCCAGGGTTCTCATTGCCTGTTGTGGGACCACGCTTTTGGTTGATCTCTCGGGCTTGCATGTTTTTGGTTGATGTTCTCATGTTGTTCACCTTGATTATTTTAACAGCACGCCGGGCGTGATGTACACTGAGCCTGTGCCTGAATGGCCAGCAGCACTCACATAGATGTTGCCGGTAAGATTGGCAGCGTTGGGTATGGCCAACATGGCATAACCATATGGTGGAATCACAGCGCCCAAGCCGTCTGCACCGCTTGTGGGCACAATGGCATTGGTATCAGAGGCATCAAACGAAATGTTCACAGCCACGATGTTGGCAGCGTCTTCGTTCACACAATACAACACATCAGGCATACCGTTGTTGCCTGTGGTTATGGTGATTGAAGTGTCAGTGGAGTCGCCTGCGTAGTCTACCACAGCAGAACGACCAATAGGAGTAAATGGAACCATTTTGTTCTAGTCCTTAGTATTGGCTCTTGGGGCCGTAGTTGATGCCACCTGTTGAGCCTGGGGCCACTGGACGGCTGCCTCGGGTCACAGCGCCATAACTGGTGCCACCACTCTGACCCACGCGAATGCTGTCAGGGTTGGAGGGCTTCTTCACAGCTGTCATACCAGAGCCACGTACTTGTGCTCCACGGTTGATGTTGTCACGCACACTACCTTGCTTTGGTAGTGCAGGTGTGGCTGCTGTTGGTGGTCTACGGTCTGAGTCCTTGGTCACTGAAGCACCTAAATTCTTTGGTGTGTCACACATGCCGTTGTTGCCCACAGTGGGTCCACGACCTTTGTTCACAAGCCTGCCATCGTTCATGTGGCCTGACCACTTGTTCACATGCACACCACCACGCACCGAGCCTGTGCTTTCACGGCCAGCACCATCAAAGCCTAGACCTTGATCCATTTGTGTTTTTGAGTTGGGTCTCATCATTTTGTTTTTCCTTTTGATTTGGAGGCCAAGGCAGCTTTCATGCTTTCTTTGCGATTGCCATTTTTATTTACATCCATGAAGTCTGGCTTGGCACCAGCTGCTGCTCGGGTTGTTTTTTTCTTTGCATTGGCAGCTGTTCTTGCGCCACGCTGGGGTAGACTTTTCATCATTTTGTTTTTCCTTTTGGTCCAGGTTTCTTCACTGTGAGAGCACTGCGTCGAAAGGCTTCTGCGGTGGGTGCACCTTTAGAGCCTGTCTTTCTCATGCGTTCCTCTGAGCCTGCCGCGATACGCTCACGCTTGGCTCTGATGTTGGCATACAATCCAGGTTTCTCTTTCATGTCAACACTTCCATCTTGCTCGAGCGGCTCGACCACGCTCACCAGTCCAGCTCTTGCTTCTAGCACAGAAACTGTCATGGCGTGGGCCTGTTGCGGTAGGTGCCTTTAGGTTGCTGCCTGTCTCACGATTGTACTTGGCACGACCCTTGGCTGTCAAACCTGCGCCTTTGCTGACAGGCAGTTTCTCACCACGCTTGACACTGAGTTTGACGTTTTTCTTTGGCATGTGTTTATTTAGTGTTTGACGCAATTTCGTTTAGCTTGGCCAAGGCCGCTGTGAAGGCAGCTTGTTTGGTGGCCACAACGTCTTCTGTGGAGTTCACATCTATTTCGACCTTTTCAGCGATGAGTTTGTTCATGAACGCTTTGTCGTAATCTCTCACGCCTTGCCAGTCAGATCTTGATATGGCACCCACATAGTTGTGTGCCAGGAGCTCACCATAGCTCTTGCCTGCTGCCAGTTCAATGTTGGCCATAAGGTCGTCTAGAGTGACCTTGGTGGTTGAACCTTTGGGACGGCCAGAACCTGGACGGTAACCACCACGACTAGACACCTTGGGTCCTTTTTTGCGGGCGGGTTTTTCTGATTGAGTTTCCGTTGTCATATGTTTACTTATGCGATTGTGCAAATACTATGGGCGGTTGCATGGGTGTTGACAATTTGGCGTCCGCATAGTGTTTTAATTGCAGTTCAAACCACAACTGGCATTCACGTTCCTTCACACCTGACCGTTCCGCAATTAGAGCAAGCCTGGCAAACTCACGCTGTGCATCTGATGGCACTGTGATCGCATGTGCTGCTTGAACCCAGGTGCCAAATTCAGCATCGCTGGTGATCCACATTTGATCGCCTGCTCTAAATATCACAGGTGCAGTCTTTGCAGGTGTGCTAATCAAACGACCACCCCACCGCTTGATCTCTGCTATTTCTTTCTTTCGTAATCTAGCTTGTCCCATGATCCGCTCCTGGTATGCATCTGACTGAGAAGTCTTGAGAGTGAAACAACTGATTGAGTTTCTCAGCTTGTGTTCTAGCTGTGGTTTCACTGGTCCAACCATTGCGACGATAACGATTGTGGTTGTCTTGATAGTTGTCTGTGTTTTTGATCTGGCACATGCGGCCTTGATAGGTCATGACCCACCAGGCATCCAGAATCATTATATGCGCAGTTTTCCTTGAGGTCATGCTCATGGATCCTGCTTGTGGTAGTGCTGTTCTCATCATGTATTTACTCCCAGGTTAAATATCGTCATGAAACGCACCATCACCAGCCAAGTATATCGCCGCAGACTGGATCGCACACAGCCTTCCATGCGATCCAACGAATGGGTAGCCACTGTGGCACATGTAGAACGTCGCATCTCAGATCAACAACTTCGGGAGTTTGAACTCCTGTGCTCACGGCTGGGCCGCCCAGCTATCATCCAGCACAACATCTCTGGCACCTTGACCAAGACTGCTGTGAGTTCCACGACGTCTAACACCATGACTGCTTCTGGTGATCACAATCACGTTGGAATCACTCCAGGCATGAGCACAGTCACGACGAGTGATACACAGTGACTCGGCTGTTCTGCCACGCAGGTGCCAGCGACCTGCCCAGTGCGCCTGCCATTCCGCAAAGGTCAGCTGCCAGGGTTCTGATCTAAAACGTGCTTGATTACGGCACTGTATGAATGCACGATACTGCTCGTGTGTGGTGACATCTGTGCCTGTGACCCAGGTCTGGGGTCTGGGTCCACGTGCGGGATTAATTGGTTTTGCCATTGTTTTGATTCCTTAAAAGTTGTTGATTTTGGTCAGTGTAGACTGTAGACAGTAGACAGCACGAATACGCAAGAACACATAAAAACATAAGAAAATATATATAAAATCTCGTTTATATGTAACCGCGTCTACGTGTCTACTTTGTCTACAACCACCCTGCATTCTGCGTTCGCTAGGCCGTCTGACTTATTTTTAGTGTAGACCAGCGTTGACAAAATCATTCTGGTTGTGCTACGCTGTATTGCGTTTTTTCGCGTCCATTTGTAGACACAACACTGGCCACATTCACCAGGCCATCGCGTACCAATTCTTCTAAAATTTCATCGCGTTCTGCTGTAGTAAGCTCACGGAACCATCTCACAAACTGAGTCAATTCTCGTTTGGTGCCCGCAAAGTTCTTTTGCCGCATCCAAGCCAGCAAGCGTTGTGTGGCAGTGGCCTGTTGTGGATTGCGTGTGGTAATGCCCAGTTCCAGGTTCACACGCTGTTCTGTAAAGTAGTCCATGAGGTCCACTGCTGCCAAGGCTGTGTTCTGATCCACAACAACTCGTTGTTCAAAAGCTGCCAGGGTGCCTGCAATGCGTAACGCATGCTCATACAAGCGTTCAGCAAAGCCTGCCCAATTGTGCAAATCATGTTGTGCTCTACTGCGATTGGCGTTGATGTATATTTCAAACACTTCACGTGCTTCGGGTGATATTGAGATAGTGTGTCTATCCAGTTCAAAATGTCTGTCTGCTAACAAGTGTAATCTTGCTGAAATCAAGTGATCAATGTGATCATGAAATGGATCCAGTTTAGCTCGAAGTTGTGCAATGTGTTGCATGCCTGTGTCTGTTAAGTCAGTGAGTGTGTCTTCAGTGCGTTCGGCCTGGGTGATTAGAATACGATGCACAAAGCCCTGACTGGAGTACATGGGATTGTTCAAGAACTCTCTAATGGTTTCTTCCTGTAAGAAGAACATCATGTTCACTGCTCTGTTGTGCAAGCGCACATTGTTGTCCTGTATGCCTGTTTGGCGTTCAATCACAGTGCCATCCCACATTGATGTCAGTGCGGCTGACATTTCAATTGATCGGCTTTGGTCACGACCACCTTGGAAACTGTGACTGTTGAACATCTCACCGGCTTCGGCTGAAAACAAGCCCACAAATGGCTGTCCACGTAACTGATCTATGATGCCGTTTAGAGTGGCTTTTTTCAGTCTGTAATTGGCAGTTTCTCTAGGACGCACTTCAGCAGGAGGTGTAGGTACTATGGTAGGATTGCCAGGAATCTGCACAGCCGTTGCATGACTCTCCATGTCCTTTTCATACTGCTTGAGTGCTTTTTGATACACACTGTTTTCAACTTTCACACGCACTGGTTCATCCTTCAGCATGTCCCAACGACGCTTTTCAAAACGTTCAATGCCCACTGATACTTCATTGTAGTTGGTGCTCTTGCGCATGCCTGTGGGCAACATACACAAGATGTACAGGCTCAAAGGAATCTCACCAAACAGGATTGAATCTATCCGGTAGTGTGGCATCACTGCCAGGTTCACTATGCCCAACACAGCAGGCATGGCCAAGGCATCTGGTGTGTTGTGCAAGTCCTGTAGTGTTTGTATTGCTGACCGCATCAAGGGCGGTAATCTATCAAATCTCTTGTCCATATCAATCATTCCTTATCATGCGTCTAATTGCCGCTAAATCTCTGCGATCTTGAGCTAACACTGCTCGATTGGTCAACACTATGTTGCCGTTGTCAAGCACTTGCCGATCTGCTGCAATGTCTCTGCGCAAACAGTCCTGCCCGTGTCTTTGTTTTAAAAACCATATCACAGTGCCCATGGTGATGCGGCCACCGGGTCGGCCATCTGCCCAGACCTGAGCTGCCATGGCCGGAGTCTTTTGACTCATCATGCCCCCTGTCACATACTGGTAATCACTCACGGCAAAGCCTCCTGCTTTGAGACCCCAGCCAATGTCACGCCATTTGGTATACTCACCCACGTGTGTGGTCTTCAACAGATCCAAGATGCGTTGGCGTGTCCAGTCATCCAAGGGCTGATGTTCCACAACAGAGTTGCGTGACATTTCGGCAGCTTCCCAGGCATTGTACTGATCAATCAGTTGAGTCACTGCTGAATCTGGAAACACTGTGTCAGTGCGTTCGCACAGCACACAGCCAGGTGATCCGTAGAAAATTCTAGTGGCATCTTTACAGGCAGCATCTGCTTGTGTGTAACGTCTCATGAGCATCTTGTTCAGTTTCACAACGTTAGAGGCCGTAGTCAGTGGAGTCTCTAATCTAAACATTATGCGGAACCTGTGTGCATCATCTCTGTGACTGGGAGTGGCATAAAAGCCTGCGGCATACTGATTGTAGAACTTGTCTTCAAACAGTTCAGGAATGGTCATGCCAGAATCAATATCAACCATGATCAAGTCTCTGCTGACAAAGTTGTCCTCTTTGCGATTGTCACAGGTCAACTCTGCTGAAGTGGCAAGTCCATCCACTGTGATTAATTCAAACACTGTGGGCCAGTCGGCTTCAAGATTTTCCCAACCCCATCCTAGGTTCACTCGCTGATTGTTGTGCTGATAGTAGGGCCGGCCAGTTTCATCTTGAAGTTTCTGGGGCTTGCCTCTGATCACAGTGTGATAACTCAATTTCATGTTCATTTTCCTTTTGATGTTTCAATTCTAACCATGCTTGTTCAAATGCCTGCATCAAGCTGTGTATGCTTTCATGTGGCATTTTCAAATCATCTGGATCTGGAGTTTTCATGGTGTATGTGTGCCTGCTGTGGTGTGTCGTGCTTGTAGTCGTTTCAACACATCTTTTACCTTGGTTTCATCAGCATAATCCATGTGATCAATCCGCACCACAGGAGCTTGTGCTTTCCAAGGATCCCGCAGCACTGCCAAGGTGCCTTCAGGTGAGTGCAACCACTCCTGGTGGTTATGCACCACAGTGTTGAACTGTTCGTAGAATAGCTTGTGTTTTTCGTAATCTGTCATTTCCATGCTCCTTTAGGTGATACTTCATACTTGTTGTATCCAGGGTGAGCCAGCAATCTTTTTTTCAAAATATAATTCAAGCAAGATTCTGGTATGTTCTCATATTTGATAACTTGCCTTAAACTTTCGGCCAGGTCACAAGGACGAGTAAAATTTAACTGGTTTAATGGAGCACCATATAGTGCTAACATTATTTTGATTTCATCTACATTGGTTGTCATGTCATTATCAGCCCCTTTCGGGGCTGCTCTTTCTTATTTTGTTTCTTCAACTTCCATCATTATAACGATTTGAGCTGCTTTGTGTAATGGAAGTCCTTTTGATGTCTTCCATTCGTTGCCTTGTCGTTTTAGATTCTGAATTTTTGTTTCTAGATCTTTGGTAAGTTTGGCATCCATCAAACCGTTGCGTTGAATAAGTTGCCTTAACTCTTCTAAATCTAAATCGTGTTTTTCAATAATTTCATTGTAGTCAATGATGTGAATACCATTTTCTAACAATGCGCCAGTGATTACTTTTGCTAACTTTGACATATACATGGTCCTTTTCTAGTGTATGTGTTAATTATAACACTAATCTATTTAGCACACAAGTCTAAAAGGCAAGATTTAGCGGTGTTTTTTGCCAATTTTGTTTTGCCAAAAGCATTGACTGTGATCACTAAAAAACATATACTAAACACTGAGTATTTTGTGTCATGCATAAATATTTTTGTCAGCAACAGGGACACCCGAAAGGGTGTTAAACGCAGAGAGAGGTTGGCTCTCCACTCAAAGAGTCGCTTTCGTAAGATAGCCGTTTCAAGAGTCCTTTTCAAGTTAGTAACCATTGCCATGGTCGCGTCACCCCAACCCCCTGTTGCTGATTTTTATGTTATGATCTACACATTTGATTCTGAACACTGGTGGCAATGGCTAGACCTCAACGTACCCGATTTTGCCTACACCACACGTGCCCATCCTGATGAGTATCAACACATCATAGTTGACATCTCTGATCCCATTTACAACGCACTATTATTTCATTCAGACATAGCCTGGCTGGAGCCCTTGTGGATGCACTAGCCTACACCTGGAGGCCTGCTGGCGGGCAGGATGTGCCAGACATTGTCACAATGGCACAGAATCATTTTGAATCAGAAATTGACCAAATCTTTTGTCCAGATCCCATTGCGTACTCACGCAACATTACTCTAGCAGTGGTACAGCAATTCTATGCGCCGTTAACTCAGTTGGTAAGTGTTGCACGAACGCCACACAATCAACTACTTGCCTACACCTGGGCCGAACGCAATCAACGAGCACCTTGGTCAGATGACGAAATGACAGTGATCAAAATGGCACATGTGGACATGACTCAGAGTTCTAAACTGCGTGTGAGATTGGTCACAGACATGATTGATCTTTGGGAGACATGGGCCAGAACAGCAGGCGTGCCCATCATATGCTCCACAACCATGCGTGGAGATCAGGCAGCGTTTCTACGCATACATTCACGACGTGGATATGATGTGCGCGGCAGCTATGCCTACAAGAAATTAAAATAACCACAGATCTTGTGGTTTTAGTTGACACAGCTAAGGCCTTGGGCGCTGGACATGCATTTTACCTCAAAAACCCCTGCACAGCGGTGCCGTGCAACACGGTTTTTTCAAGGTTTTTGGAGAGCTGGTTCAGTCTAAGGTGCTGGAAAGCATCCAGATTGACTTGGCAATGTCCAAGATTTGATCCTGTGCGTAGTTGCTTATTTCCGCGTGACCTTCTGAATCAGCCACTGCCATGAGTTCTTCATAGCATGCTTTGAGTAATTCCAGGTCTTCACGAACAGATTCAAGTAATTCATCTGCGTCTCCTTCTATGTCACTGTCTGATATTTCGCTGCAGGCCAACACTTCTGTGATGCTCACAGGCATAAACGCATCTAGAGTACGCAAGAGTTCTGCAAGCACATCAATCTCGGCTTGACGTCGTTCATACACACCCTGAAGCAGTTTGTGATCTGATCGAAAGTTGCGACCCATGATGTTCACATGTGCTGTGTGGCTGCGATAGTATGTGACAAAGTTGTCACAGAACACCTGTGTTAGTTGTTGTTGTGTGGTCATTGTTGTGGTCTTTGTAAAACTCGTTTGGCGGCTTCTTGTCTGATCATTTCATCAATGCTCAAATAATTGGCCATTGCTGCGCCAGCACCCAACACATTAGGCACAACACCTGTGACAGCACCAATTGTGCCTTGTGCGCCAGGAACCAAGGATATACCTGGTGCGTTTATGGCCGCAGTGCGGAATGTCTGTGCGCCTTGTTGTGCTCCGGCTCCGTAGTTTTCAGATCTAGCACCACCCAGGGCAGCCGCACCTGTTTGAGCACCCATAATGCCTGTGCCTATGCCTGCTGTGCGTTGAGCTACATTTTTAACTGTTTGACCAAACCCAGGTGCGGCTTGTGCTACACGGTTGGCTTCATCAGAATTGCGTAGAGCTTGAAATGTGTTCATTTTGCCTGGACTCATCATGGCGCCCACAGCTTTTTGTCCAGCTTTTGCTGCCAAACGATATGGGTTTACAAGTCCTGCTACATCACCAGCTGTGGTAGCCATGGGATATTCTTGACGCACAGCATCAATGTTAGGGCCCAGGCCCATCCCTCGCGCTGCCATTTCAGGCAATCCAAAACCCAAGCTGTTTACAGTACTAGCCACAAATGGCATCACCGGACCGCCAGGCATAGTGCCATCTGGTGCAGCCTGGGGCTGTGCTGAGACTGACTGACGTTTAAGACCTGATTCTTGCAGTTTCTTGTTGATTTCTTGTTCACTAGCATCGTCATCAAACAATGCTGTGCGTCCATCTTCCAACATAATTTCTTTGGCCATTATTGATTACTCCTAAAGTCCACTACACCACCGCGTCTAATGGCTTCAAGTTTTGGAACCAAATCTTGATAAATCTTGTCACCAATAGTGTCATCAAATCGGCTGCGAAGCAGTGCAGGATTCTGTGTGGGATCCGCACTTGCCAAATAACGAGCAAAACGTTGATTGTACAGAATTTGTGCTCGAGCAATTTCAACCTGTGTACGAGCAGCTTGCGGTGTGTTACGCAAGTTTGCTGCCAAAGCGTCAACAACTCGCTGACTTTCACGCTCAGTGTTGAGTTGACTTGCTGTGAGTCCGCTTTGTGTGATGCCAGCCACTTCTAGTTTGCGCAAGTCATTGACCAAGTTCTGGAACTCAGTTTTGTCTTGCGGTCTAATACGTGCGGCATTGCTTAGGTCTTCCAGGCGTTTTTGTTTTTCTGAGTCTTGTGCTACCACAAATGCAGTAAATGCTGGTGATTGCAACGAGTTGGCAAAGTCAGGACGCTGTTCCAGTGTTTTGCTAATTCTATCAATAGTGCTTATCAATTGCGGTGCATTTGCAGAAGCAGTGGCTGCTGCCGCAGCAGCTTTTGAATTGATATCAATAAACGCTCTTGGTATAGATTCGCCAGTCTGAATACGCTCTTTGGCTGCAGCTTCGTTAGTACGTTGGCGGCTTTCTCTTGCTCCAGGAGTGTCACCACCCGGAACCACACTCAATCGCACACCACCACCTGGGGCAGTTTGAGCAGTGACAGGTGCAGGCGGTCTTTGTGTTTGTGCTTGTGCTTGACCTGCTGGTTGTGCTTGTGCTTGACCTGCTGGTTGTGCTTGTGCTTGACCTGCTGGTTGTGCTTGTGCTTGACCTGCTGGAGCCGCAC